TGTGGCTGGTAGGGCGCCGGCTGGTTTGTTCTGAGGAGGACAGCGATGAAGTTCAACGATTTGATGGACTTGGTTAGTAAGGCGATGCACAAGGCTTTCGACCGTATGGTTGAGATGGGTGCTGACCCGGCTCTGGAGGCTGAGGATGGTGATTTGACGCTCCTGTGTGAGGAGGGTAGTGCAGCACTGTGTTTGCTTGTTCACAGGCAGCGGGTGGGCACTGGTGAGGTTGCTCTGTCGCTGACTGCATTGCCTGGGGAGGGTGAGCGCTGGGTGGCTGAGTTGGTGGCTGACTGTGTGGTTGAGGTCGTGACCGAGGCTGTTTCTATTGGTGATTCTGATGAGCATTGAGGAATTTATTCTTGCTCTCAAGATATGTTTCTTGAATGTTGGACTGAATCCTGTTGTTATGTCTCCTATCAGGCTTGCGGTTCTTTTCAGAGGTATTTGCGAAGGTTTTCGCATCGGATGGGTGGTGGTTAAAGGTGGGTTGCCAATCGAGGCTTGAAGACCTGTACCAGGTTTTCAATGAACTGTTCTTCGACTTGAATATTGTCCATGACTGTGTAATGGGGTACAGCATCGACAACACCTGCGTTGCCCGTGTTGAGTTGGATGAGAATGGCGATGTTAAGGGGTGGCAGGCTATGGGACCGGCAGTCACCTATCAGATTCAAGGTCTACTGGCTGCAATGGAGTATTGGTGGAAGGTTGAGGTCTGATGTGGCGTAATTTTGTCCACTCCCCCGAGGAGTGCTTGTCTCTGCTGTTTTATTGGAATGTGGTTCTGTCTCTGGCTCTAGCGTTTACTGTGGGGTTGAAATGCGGTTGAAGGTTATTACGATTCTGGTTAGCGTGCTTGAATCGCTGCACATCCCTTTCAACATCGTTGGTAGTGATGAGCCCGAGTACCGGGACACGATTATTCGCATCGACCTGAATAGTATGCCAGCGTTCTATACCATCACAAACGAGGGTATTAGTTATACTCCAGGGTTCATGGATAGTGAGGCTAACAAGTTCACTCTGACAGCCATCATGTTGGCTGTTAATGCGGCGGCTGATATCGATGTTCAGGTCAAGGAATGAGGAGTTCATCGTCAAGGACGATGGGAAGGAGTTGTTTAGGTCATGGTCGTTAGGTGCGACAATCAGGTACCTGAGTCTGATCAATTGCGATCATCTGCACGAGAGAGTGGTCCAGGAGATCGACGGGGCGTACACTCAATTCCGGTCACCTTTGGACAAATTGGAGGTGACTATCGATATCCGGGAACTGTAATCACAGTATACCTGGGGGACAAACTGGTTTATGTTGGTGACAACGTGAACTCTGCGATTGATCATATATGTGATCCTGGAGGGTTGGACTATGAAGTCTGGTCTGTCTGAGAAAGAGATACGAGAACATCAGGGGCCGTTATGGTCAGGAAGACTCATTATTGAAAAGGTGGAAGGAAAATGGATTCCAGGAGGATGTCCGAAGCGGGTGACGGACCGGAAATCCTTTGCAGGTCTGTACGGCATGAATGCACGGCGGCTGAACGCGACTTTCGGTCCAATAACACCCCTCCCCTACCCGAAGGAGCAACACCGTCACTGACATACTGGATAGCAATCGATGCGAATCTTGATCCACACCCTTTTCGAGTGTGCCACTATAAAACTCTCGGAATGGACCACTACGCGACAGAGTATGGGTTCATCACCTTCCGCCCCGGCGGACTTGAACCATCCTTGATCATCACCCCCAAGGGGCGCCGCCCTATCCACGTGGCCTACCCCGTAGGGGAGGAACCCACCATGCAGGAGATGTTGTCTCTGTTAGTCTTCTGGTACGCCCAGCCGCTGTTCCTGGCCGTACCGGACAATTCATACAACACAACCAACACTGAGCAGCAGCCACTTTTTTGAAAGGAAGACACTATGAGCACCGATGTCACTACCACCAACACCTCCCCTCTCGCAGGCCTGGCCGCCACCAACGGCATCTTCACCACCGTGAAGGGTGATGACTTCGAGACCAAGACGAAGATCTTCAACGCCGTCAACGACGCTGAGAACATCTCCGAACTGGGTGGGAAGCCCTTCGAGATTACCGACATGGTGATCGAGCCGGTGGAGTTCGAGAACGATAAGACCGGTGAGATCGAACAGGCCGTGCGCACTATCTTCATCACTCCCGAGGGGAAGGCCTTCCAAGCGTTCTCCGGGCCGGTCTTCAATGCTGCCAAGCGCATCCTGGCGCTCCTGGGTGACCCGTCCGACTGGCCTGCCCCCATCAAGGTGAAGGTGATTGAGGAGGGCAAGGGCCTGAACCGCTTCTATAAGTTGACTCTAGTCTGAGTCCTGAGGTACCACTAGTCACATGTCCTCCCCGTCCTCCTAGGTGGAGGACGGGGAGGATTTCATCATGCGTCACTCAAAAGAGGAACTGGCCGAGTTGCGGGCGGCGGCCCTGAGGTCTGAGAGGTTGGTGTCAAGGAAGATTCACCGCATGACCAAGGGTGATGCCGGTATTGACATCTCGGGTACCCAATATGATCCCCGTGTAGGTAAAGACAAGATCATGGGGATGTCAGGTGACCGGTTGAAGAAAGTTATTGAGAGGCAGGAGTACTTCAGGCGCGCTTCCGTCGGCTACTACAAGGGTGCTCAAGGAACCATCGTTGAACGTCAGGCGTACCGTAACTACGTGAACTCTGTACGGAAGATCAACACTCAGACACGCAAGGAACAGCGCAAGTACGAGGACGTGTTTATCAAGCCGCTGGGGATGACCGCGAAGGAGAGGCGGGCGATGAATAAGCCCGCCCACCCCGTGTTCGGTACCGACGCCTACGATGGTATGAAGGAACTGAAGATCTTCAAGCCACAGCAGATCATGGGTAGTGAAGGGGCGAAGATGATCGCCCTGCGCAACGATGACCTACGTCGCCAGTATCAGGACAAGCGGATGATTCAGGTCGCTCGGGAAAATATGAACAAAATGCTTGATGTGGTGGGGAGCGACGAGGCAAGAGTTCGCATTGCTGGGCTGACAGACAACCAGTTCTGGTTCTTGTGGACCCACACTGATTTCCCGGAGGAACTGTCCATCAAGTATCTGGCAATGCAGTTGCAGATGCAGGTGTTAGACGGTTCAGCGAAACAGTCCCCATCAATGATTGACGCGGCCATGGAACGCGGTGAACAGTCACTCGGTCGTGCCATGGAGTACGTCGAGTATGCCAAGACGCTCGATCTCTAGCCGATGCGCTGATTTCGAGACCACCACCAATTCCTTTGACTGCCGAGTGTGGTCCTGGGGTTCCATGGCCGTAGATGACTACGACGATTATGTTATTGGGATTGGGGTGGGTTCGTATGTTGCGTACATGCTTTCCTTCCCGTCCATAACATACTTCCACAATCTGGCGTTTGATGGTTCATTCATTCTTGATTACATCCTCAAGGATGGATATGCCTGGGTTGCCAAAAATCCTGGTAAGGGGCAGTTCTCAACTGTCATCTCCAACACGAATAAGTTCTACTCAATAACAATTATTTCCAAGGAAGGTGTGAAAGTTGAACTCAGAGACTCGCTCAAAAAGATTCCCCTGCCAGTGCGAGACGTGCCGAAGGCGTTCAACCTTGAGTCAAGTAAGGGAGATATTGACTACGAGATGGAACGACCAGTCGGCTACCTCCCCTCTCAGGAGGAGTGGGACTACCTCTACCGGGACATCTTCATCATGGCCCAGGCCATGAGGATGGTTCTCGCCAGCGGAATGAAGCGCCTGACCGTTGGCGCTGACTCTCTAGCGGAGTTCAAGTCACTGCACGGAAAGGGGTTTGAGCGGACATTCCCCGTCCTTAGCAAGACAGTAGACGACGATATTAGGCTTGCGTATAGAGGAGGAATCGCAATGCCGAACAAGAAATATGCTAGGAAGCGTGTTGGTCGAGGAATCGTGATTGACAAGAACTCAATGTATCCTTGGGTTATGCGTACAAAACTACTTCCATATGGGAAGCCTTGGTGGAGTGAAGTAGAAGACGATGACGCAGACCTGTTTATCCTGTCGCTGACGTTCACGGCAAGACTCAAGGCCAACCATGTTCCATGTATTCAGATCAAGCGATCAATCCAGTTCAACAGCCAGGAGTTCCTAGAGGAGGTTAACGAGCCGACAACCGTATCCATCACCTCAGTCGACCTTGAGTTGTGGCAGGAACAGTACGACCTCAAGATCTGGGCAATTAATGGGTACTGGAACTTCAAGGGTATCAAAGGGTTGTTCAACGACTATATCGATAAATGGATGGCAGTGAAGGCCAACAGCACCGGTGGCGCTAGGACGATTGCTAAACTCCACCTGAACAGTCTCTATGGCAAGTTCGCTAAGAACACGGATGTTACCGGCAAGCGCCCCGTCCTGGACGATACGGGCACTGTCCAGTACGTCATGTGCGATCACGAAGAGTCCAACCCCGTCTACACGGCCATGGGGGCGTTCATCACCGCCTACGCCCGGCAGGACCTCATCAGGTCCGCTCAGGCGAACTATGATCGTTTCCTCTACTGCGACACGGACTCCCTGCACCTGTTAGGCGAGGAGGAGCCGGACCTCTGGCTTCATTCCACGAAACTAGGCGCCTGGAAAGTTGAGCACGACGGGCAGCCATTCGATGAAGCGGTGTTCCTTCGAGCCAAGCAGTACTGCGAACGGTTCGGTGACTATGACGACGTTCACATTGCTGGCCTCCCCCATGAGATAGCAGCGAGAGTTCGATTGGAGGACATGTTGCAACCAAGGACATGGGATGGTAAGTTAGTTCCCAAGCGGGTGCCAGGAGGAACGGTACTCGCAAACACAACGTTCACTCTCAAGTAAGGAGAACTGAAATGGCACGCTCTAAGTCCGGATATAAGAACATCACCGTTACCGTCACCGAGAAGACTGCAAAGGACCTGGAGGACATCCACTGGACCCTCCGTCGTGAGGTCCCTGAGATCTTGACTGAGGCGGTCACCAAGTTCGTGGAGGATGCCAAGGCGAGTGCTGGCGCCTGACCGGGACGCTATGGGCTGAAACCCCTCGGTCGTGGCTACGATCTAGCAATTCCTGGCACTGCCGGGCATCTCTTCGCAGTGATATGGTGGGTAGGTAACTACCCACCATATCTTTTGTGCACAGAAAGGGAGGAATGATGGGATTCATGGACGACATCGGAGAGAAATTCTCCGGCGCGCTTGATGGTTTGGGAGAGATTCTGGGTGCGGACCACTCAGAGACTCTCGACAACCTGAAGAGTCTTTGGGGGAATGTCACCGATTACACCGGCGGATTCGACTCGAAGATGACTGAACTCAACAAGATGCTTGAGGATAAGGAGAAGAGCATCTCCGATCTCAAGTCCAAGAACTATGACTTGCTCATGGCCCAGCCGGGTACCGACCCGAGCGATGCTGCTGGTTCCCTTCCTGGGGAGGATGGTGCCGCTGACTACGAGGGCGTTACTTTCGATGACCTGATTTCCACGTCCAACTCACCTGATAAGGAGAAGAACTGATGCCTAAAAAGTACTACGGCAAGGTCCGCAATGCGGATAACGTGTCTATTCTGAATGCGGTTCGTAACGATGCCTCGCTTGATTACCACAAGCGTATTCCTGCGGCCACGAAGGGGAATGTTGCTGATGTAGCCGACGCGATTTTCTCTTTCCGTGCGCATAAGAATGAGTTCATTGAGGCACTGATCAACCGCATCGGTCTCGTTTATGCTCGCAACGCCATCTGGTACAACCCGCTCAGCGAGTTCAAGCGTGGCGTTCTCTCCATGGGTGACACCATCGAGGAGATTCAGACCGGCATCGTCAAGGCCTCCCACTACAGCCACGATCGCGAGTACCTGGAGCGGGACATCTTCGGTCGCGCTGAGATCGACGTTGCCACGGCCTTCCACACGGTTGATCGTGAAGATTTTTACAAGGTGACGGTGGATGAGAACACGCTGCGGCGTGCTTTCTTGGACCCGTCTGGCCTGGACCAGTTGACGCAGCAGATCATGGCTGCACCCACGACGTCGGACAACTGGGACGAGTACCTGCTGACCACGGCCCTCTTCCGGGTCATGGACAACAAATATCCCATGTTCAACGTCAACGTCTCCGACGTCGCGGCAATGAACTCCACTGAGGCCGACGCGAAGAATCTTCTGCGCAAGATTCGTGCGACGGCCAGTAACCTGAACTTCCTGTCAACCCGTTTCAATGGGGCGAAGATGCCGATCGTCACCCGCCCTGAGGACCTGGTCCTCTTCGTCACTCCTGAGGTGAACTCGGGGTTGGACGTTAACGCTCTAGCGGTCATGTTCAACCTTGAGTACGGCAAGGTTCCCTCCCGCATCGTTGAGATTCGGCAGGAGGACATCGCCATGGACGGGGTTCAGGCGTTCCTGACCACGAAGGATTTCTTCGTCATCGCGGACACGTCCCTGGAGACGACCAGTGAGTTCAACCCGGTTTCTCGCCAGACGAATTTCTTCCTTCATCATTGGGAGATCATCTCCGCTTCCCCGTTCGCCCCGATCGTTAAGTTCTCTACGGCGCCCGACACTGCCCGTGAGACCATCACGATTCCGTCGGGTATTGGCTTGTCCAAGGTTCAGGCCGTTATCACTCCTGATGAGACGGACGTCCGCAACATTGATGGGACGACTATTCGCGCCATCAAGGGCGGCCAGTTCCAGATGGAGGCCATCATGTCCGGCCTGGACGCGAAGACCGAGGACATTGAGTTTACTGAGCAGTGGGCCGTTGAAGGGAACAAGGATACCGGGACTCGTATTGACAATGACGGTCTCATGGTCATCTCCCCGAACGAGGCGGGTACGCCGCTGACTGTTACTGTTAAGGTCTCCTGGATTGTTCCGGGCACCGGCAAGTGGGCTACTAAGACGGCTTCTGCCAAGGTGAATATTGTTGCCGATGCTAAGGCGTTGGCAGCGGCCTGACACCTCATATATACTGACGGCACCACCCAAAAAGGTGGTGCCCGTCAGTGTTTGGAGGAGTAATGCCAACTATTGATTCTTTGCCGGAAAAGAGTGTTTTTGGCACGCAATTTGACTACTCAGTGTGGGGTCCTGGCACTGAGGTCACGCTGTGCAATGTCCCTTGGGATTCGATGTACAGGGATGTGTACTGGTGGAACACACCTCAGCGTGCGATTGACTACATCATGTCCTATAACGACGTGAAGCACTTGCCTACGATTACGATCAAGAATATGACCTATTGTGGTCAGGGTTTACCGGTTCGTATTAACATTCCCTTCAGCGAAGCGAATACGTTCAACTACCTGATTGTTCGCAATAACGCGTTCCCGATTCAGCAGAAGAACAGGGCCACCACATTTTTCTACTTCATTCAGTCGGTTGACTACATCGCGCCGGAGACCACTCAACTCACTGTCATGCTGGACGTGTGGACGACTTATCACCATCTTGTGAAGTTTGGTGACGCGTTTGTCGAGCGGTCGCACATGTGGGAATGGTTCGACAAGAAATATAAATCGACCAAGTTTGAGCGTAGCAGTAAATGGCCTTTCTTTGCGCGCAACTATCTCAAGGAAACCGAAGGGTTCTCCCTTGGAGAGAAGCACGCCATCTATCGTTCATGGTTAGCCTCGATGAATGATGCTGACGGCAAGTTCTCTAACCGTTATGACTTCAGTGCCATCATCGTCTCCACAATCAACCTAGAAGGTGACCTCGGTACCACGGGAAACCCCACGATCTCCTCCGCCTATGGGGCAAACATTCCCTATGGCGTGGGCGACGACACGGCCACTAAGGGGCGCGACGGCGGTCGAATTGTTAGTGGTGCGAACATCTATATGTGCCCTTTCGATAAACTCCCGGCCGTCATGAACGCGCTCAGTAATGCGCCATGGGCCTCTCAGGGAATTATGGACATCTACTACGTTCCTAAGCCGAACGTATCTGTCACACCCGCTCAAGGAAAGGTTGGGCAGGCTGGTCTACAAAAGATCAACAAGGTGTACACCAACAAGACGATAATTGTTGCAGATGGTATTACACCTCTTGAGCACGTCGACTGGTTCAGAGATCGTAATAACAACATCACCGAGCGTCATCTGGGCCTGTTGCACAGGTTTGGAAAGTTCTTCACCTCACCGTACTGCTACTACGAGGTGAGTGCTAATAACGGGCAGACAATTACTATTGCTCCCGAGCAACTGATGTACCACAACAATATTGGGTTGCGATTGGAGACTCACATTCTTCCACCCTCTCCACGAATTGTTGGATACATCTACGGTCTTAACTCCACGTACAAGAATGGGTTATGGAAGGGTGACATGGAGTACCTGGATGATGCTCTGGTCATTGATAATTTCCCGCATGTTCCGGTTGTTAACGATCAGAGTGCTATCTGGTACGCCTCTCACGCGAACTCAATTGCACAGTCCAGAACGGCCGCGTCGTGGGGTAGGGACAAGGCGTCTCGCGCTGCGGACACCTCCTATGACGCCGCGATGCGTGGTATTCGTACGTCGAGTGCAATGAATGAGAACAACATTGGCGCTAACAATTTGCACACGGCGACGGCGAATACAGCGCAGATGGCGCACCAGCAAGTGGCCTCGGCTAACCGTGCGGTGTCTGGGATCGGTGGTGCTGTGGGTAGTGCTCTGTCAGGTAATCTTACTGGCGCTTTCGGTGGTCTCGGTAATTATTTCATGGGGCAGGTATCGAGTGACATCAACACCGGCATTGACATTAATGCCCGGAACATGAACAACACCATTAACGCAAACCTGATGCGTGCCAATCAGGCAGAGCAGAACTTGCTGAATGGGGCGAACGCCACCGCTAACCGAGACCTAGCCAAATGGGCCGCACAGGGCGACTACCAACAGTCGATCGCCGCCATCAACGCATCAGTCAGGGATGCAGAGGTGACACCACCCACGGTTTCCGGTGCTACTGGGGGCGATGCGTTCAACTGGCTGATCAATGGTGCTGTTATTCAGACACGTCTTCGCATGGTCTCTCCTGACGTCATCCTTAAGCAGGGGATGTTCTGGGAGAGGTATGGGTATGCCGTGAACACGTTCATGAGACAGTTGCCGACACGTCTGCGCTGTATGAGTCGCTTCACCTACTGGAAGTGCCAAAACGTTCGCATCATGTCGTCCTCTGTCCCGCAGATTTATATCGAGACTCTCCGGGGCATTCTTGAAAAGGGTGTCACCGTCTGGCACTCACCACCGCAGAATAGTGAGACGGTCGACGTTTTGGCAATGGACAACGCACCAATCAACTGGGAAAGGGAGCAGTAATGGGACGGCCTGATTTTGTTGGGGAGGCGATTTACGCGCCTTTCCTTAGAGAAATGGTTCGTGATCCTGGGGAGATGCGGGGAGACATTCTCACGAGAATGTATGCTCGCGTCCTCTCTGAGATGTGCATGAACCGCTATCACTGGACAGGGTTGCCGGAGGAGATTGATTCACGCTACCTGGAGATGACTCTGTTCTCTCAGGGACTTGCGGTCTTCTACTGGGATGTGGAGTACAACCGGTACTTCGCGCTCAGGGGTGCAGGTTTCGGTACCCCGAACATGTATAACAATCCGACCGAGTTTATCGTGTACGGAAATACCATGGTGAACAAGACATTAAAGGGTGATGACTGTGTACCCATTTGGAATAATTATCTGCGCACTAGCGATACGGATATTATCTCGGTATATGCCCGTCGACTCTCTGAGATTGACACCACCACGGAGATTGATCTCATCCACATGCGGGTCCCTGTTCTCCTGACCGCTGACACGAATGAGCGCAAGAGCGTCCTGGACGCGTACAAGCAGTTGGCTGAAGGACGGCCGGCCATTGCGGAGGTGTCCTCCTCCACCGGTATTGGGACGCTTGCTGACAAGATTGGCAATTTGTCCACCGGTATCGATAAGGATTACCTACCTCACGTCATGGACGCCAAGGTCCGTGTCTGGAATGAGGCGCTGACTCTCCTGGGGATCATGAACGTGAACTCCTCAAAGCGTGAACGGATGGTTGTCGAGGAAGCCAGTGGCTCCTCCGGTCAGGTGCTTGCGATGCGTGCCGTGAACCTTCAGGCTCGCGAGTATGCGTGCGAGTGGATCAACGCCAAGTACGGGCTGAACGTTGACGTGACGTGGAACCTGGACGACTCGGCCGGGACCACTAACATGCAGGCACTTAACCCAATGACGTTGGGTAATCCTTTCGCTACCGCTGAGTCTACCAACTCGACTGATCTGGGAGGCCCCAATGAGTAACTACACTGTGGAACTCAGGAAGATTCCTGAGAAACTGATCGATGAAGCCTTGTCTCACTATCCGGTATTCATGGACGGTTACAGGGATACGCTGAACAAAAAGATCAAGAAACATTTCTGGTACAACGAGATCGGGCACGAGAGTGTTGATCAGTTCCTCTTCCAGTTGGAAGTGAAGATGAACGAGATCATGCCCTACTACAACCAGTTCTATGAAGCGGAACTGACTAAGCGTGACCCATACCTGACGATGCGGACCACCTCGAGGTCGACGGGTACGGGCAAGGGGACGTCCTCCACGGACTCAAGCGAGTCGGGTACGTCGTCGTCGGACACGACGGCGAGGTCTCGTGCCGTCCAGTCGGACACGCCTCAGGTCCGCCTGTCGGGCAATGGTGACTACGCCACCAGCGCCTCGGACTCGAACGCTGAGACGGGTGTCAGATCGAAGCAGGAGTCTTCGGGGCGACAGTCGGCGTCGACGACGTCGGAGTCGTCTGGGACGTCGAGCCAGGAGGGTTTCTCGGGGTCTATGGCGTCTCTTATTGAGGCGCACCGTGATGCTATTATCAATATTGACATGATGGTGATCACTCAGTTGGAGTCACTGTTTATGTACGTCTGGACACCGCCCGTGAACATGATTGGATTGGATTACTATGGGTACTGAGAATGACCCCAGAATTCAGATGATTGACTCGGCCCTTTACCACTTGCAGCCGAGCACAACCCCTTACGCGACACCGTTCACCTACAATAACGGGCTCACTGTCCTGGAGATTCTTGAGCGAATCCGGACGGCCGTTATCGACACTATCCGTTACGCGAACTCCTTCGGGGAGGACGTCAACGGGATGGTGAAAAAGGTTAATGAGTCTGCCGACAAGTGGCAGAAGGACGCTCAGAAGACCATCGACGACCTTGTCAAGTACGACAACGACTCGAAGGCTTACATGGACGCTAAGCGTGCCGAGGCTGACAAGATCATTGCTGACTTCACCGCAACCCTTATCAAGGTGGCGTTCATGCCCAAGGAGGATGGTGACTATGTTGAGGCTGAGATGAAGGACGGGAGCAAGTTACTCCTCCCCACGAAGCAGAAGAGTGACAAGACCGACGCGAAGGCCCTTGATTTCTATAACGGGATCAACGGGCGACTCCAGCGCGAGTACTACACGCGGCTTGAGTCCGATGACCGGTATGTGCTGGACAAAAAGATCACCGGTGCGATTGTTGTTGGTGGTACTAATGCTACCGGCGACAGGGAGTGGCTTAAATGGATTAAGGTGTGGATGGGGTACACGTTCATGTACAACTACGCGATGGAAGGCGGTGGCTTCACGTCGAAGAACTCTAATTCGTTCAACACCCAGCTGCTCACGGCGAGGTCCAAGTTGCACCAGACAATGCTCCCTAAAGTGAAGCACATTCTTGTGCTGGACTGCATCTACGATATTAACGAGCGATACTCGATCCGTGAGGCCCTCGCAGAGTTCATGGGGACGGTTGGCCAGTACTTCCCGAATGCCAAGGTCAAGATTCTTCCTGTGCTGTTCAATACCTCTCAGATCAATAACGATATCAACAAGGGGCGATCCGTCTGGTCACGTATCGCTGAGATGAACCTTCAGCCGGTGGATGTGTGCGAGGGGTCTATGACCTGGTATCACAACCTGGATGAGAAGGAGTGGAAGTTCTACAACAAGGAAGGGTCATTCAATACGGTTGAACTGTCCGATAATGGGTACATTGACTGTGGTTACCGTTTCACCAAGTGGATGAGCGGTGGGACGTCCTACCGCCTACGCGCCTCGGTAAACCTTGGCCCGTTGAGCCATGAGTACGTGCACAACGAGTACAACTTCCTGAACTGCACGCTGCGTAACGACATAGTGAACATCCAGGGAACTTTCCGTACCGGGCCGAACAAGCCGCCCGCGGACACGGTACTCACTGAACTGCCTGGATGGGCGTTCCCTTACGGGAACACAACGGGACTTATGTGGGGTGGTGATCGTCAGATCTACCCGATCTACGTGAAGCCCGATGCCACTCTTGTCACGGGCGCTGAGTTGCCTGAGAACATGACGTTCAACGTGAACTTCACCTATCGAATCTTCTGATGAGGTACAGATAATGGCTTGGGATGATCAGCACAAGAAAGTTGCGATCAAGGCGATTGGGACCGTTGAGTCCTCGATGCGCTACGACTCGATCAACTACAATGATCCGATCACTGTCGGTATCGCCCAGTGGTACGGGCCGCGTGCCTCGGCCATTATCAAGAAAATGGGTGGCGCCCACCCCACCGAGTTCGCCGGCGTGGAAGCCTCGCTGCGTACTGATCTCGCAGCCCACGCCGACAATGACTGGTGGACGGACAGGTGGCTGTCCCGGCTCGAGGGGAACTCTCTCCTCCCTCTCCTTCGGGCCGGGGCACACATCCAGGATGAGCAACTGGTAACGGACCTTGAGGCTTATAAGCAACCCGCTATGAACGTGGGTTGTAGTCCTGAGCAGAACACGGACACGTTTATCTACTTCTGCGTCATGTACCACCAGGGGCCGCGGTACGCGCTGCGTGTGATGAACCGGTGTGGTGGTAACGCCTCTCTGGACGGGGTGCACCACGCCTGCCTGAACGACGGCGTGTTGGGTAAGTATCCGAATCGCTATAACCAGGCCTACAGCATCATTAAGAGTGGGGATACGTCCGGTGTTTCCACACCGGGCACTCCTGGTAAACAAAACCCTGGTAACGGTGGTTCCGGGGGTGCAACCAATGGCGGCTCGAACGCCGGTTCGTTGCAGTCCGCGTGGACTGATGGTTCCGGCATGCTGCACCTGAAGACGACGTCGGGGTGGGTGACGGGGTACCCGACACCGAACTCCAGGGTGTGGATGACTGCCCCCAACAAGATTTCCAGCGGGGGTAGTGCCCCGACATCTGGGAACGCCGGCGGTGGTGGCGGTGGTGGTGGCGCTCCAGGTGGTGGGGGTGCTGATGCGAAGCGTGCCGCGGTCGTGAAGTGGATGACTGACCGTCAGTACAAGTTCGCCTACCTTCAGGCGCCGGGGCGGCTTAACCCGGACTCATCCGGTTTCGGGGACTGTAGTTCCACCTGTTACAGGGCCTATATGGATGTGTGCGGTATTAATCCTGGGACCTGGACCGGTGACATGTACTTCAGGGGTACTCAGGTGGCCCGTGGCTCAGGGATGCCGTCGGCTGCCCAGATCGCGGTGATGAAAGCAGCGGACCTGATCGTCATCTCCTGGGATGACCCGTACCCGAATACTGATCACGTGGAGATGTATATGGGTGACGGAGCACATACTATTGGGCATGGTGGTCCCCGGCGGGGACCTCACATCAATTCAATTGGAATGCTTGCCGGTGCCGCGTGGTGGACGGTGCGCAGGCACATTAACTAGGAGGATATTGTGGCGGGAATTTCTCACTACTACGACTTCAGTCGTATTCGGTCCTATGGGGCCAGGTACCTTATGATTGTCGGCTCGCGTGGTACCGGTAAGACTTATGGCGCGAAAAAGATTGCTATATCGAATGCGATCAAGAAAGGTGAGCAATTCATCTACCTGCGTCGTCACCGAGTGGAACAGAAAGGACGTTTCACTTTCTTCGACGATATCGCCCACGAGTTCCCCGGATACGAGTTCGCGGTACATGGGAATGATGCTGTCATGCGTCTTGCTGGTGGCAAGGAGGAGAAGTGGCAGACCATCGGCTACTTCTGCACCCTGTCCATCTCCCAGGCACAGAAATCAGTGGCCTACCCGTTCGTCACCACAGTGATCTTTGACGAATTCATTATTGAGAACCCGCAGATCAGGTACCTGGATGATGAGGTAAGGGTGTTCAACAACTTTTACCTGACCGTCGACAGGTACAAGGACAAGACCACAGTCTTCATGCTGTCCAACTCGGCCAGCATCATGAACCCGTACATGCTCAAATGGGGCATCTGGCCCACCAATGAGTTCGTTAAGGCAGGTAACGGGTTTATCGTCTGCCACTTCGCAGACGACACACAGTTCAAGAACGACGTAGCACGCACACGCTTCGGCAAGTTCATCATGGACACGGATGAGGACTACGCGTCCTATGCGATTGACAACCAGTTCAAGGACAACACTGACGACTTCATCGGTAAAAAGAGTGGTCGTGCTGAGTACTATTGTACGGTCCGGACGAAAAACGGTTGCTTCTCTGTGTGGATGGACCTACCCATAGTCACCGTCCAGGCCTACAGGCCAAAAAGGGAGGTTATATACTGTATTGATCACAAGTCAATGCGAGAGGGTGATATCTATGTCAAGACCAATGACCGGATTATGCAGATACTCCGCAACAAGTGGAGGAGGGGATTGATGATATTCGACTCCCCGAAATCTCGAAACACTTTCACGGAGGTTTTCAAGTAATGCCACACATTGAGGCAGGGTTAGTTCTCACCATCATCTCCATCGTCGCGGCCCTGGCAGGATTCGCCCGCTGGCTGTACACACAGTTCCGATCGCTGGACGCACTACTCGACGACTGGCACGGAGAACCTGATCGACCCGGCGTCCCCGGACGCCTGGGTGTCATGGAAAGGCTCGACAACATTGAGAGGAAAGTTAATTGCGCCGCTTTTAATTCTCGCCCTAATCATGGCTCTAGCGCTTATGATGAGCACACCCGCCTACTGAACGAAATCATCGAGAGAATGGATTCCAAGAATGCTTGATTTCATCACCGCCCCAGTCACCAGAATGTGGGCCTACAACATCATGGTCGCCGTCATGGCCGCACTCACCATCTGGGGAGTGCTCGACGGCGACAAGGCAGCGGCACTCAACGCCGTGGCCGCCGCCCTCTTCGCCGTCGCGTCCGCCAACGTTGACAAGCCCGGCAAGCACGAGAAGGAGAACTGACATGGCAACCGCAATCGACCTGATCAACGCCGCCCGAGCAGAGATCGGCTACAGCCGGTGGAACGATGAAGCCGCAGGAACCAAGTATGGGCGCGACTACGCAACCCGCCACGGCGCCCAGTTCGGCGAGTCCGGCGTCCCGTTCTGCGACATGGGTATCACCTACTGCTTACGCGAGATCGGCATCACCGACTTCGACAGTGCCTACGTCCCAGGCCGCGTCAACGACGCTCGGGGGAGGGGATGGCTCGTACCCGCCGGGGCCGCCCGCATGGGCGACCTTGTCACCTTCGACTGGAACGATGACGACGTCGACGACCACATCGCCATCGTCGAGTCCACTGATGACACGGGCGTCAACACCATCGAGTTCAACACCAGCGAGTACTCGTGGGACGACGGCGGCCTGGTCATGCGCCAGCACCGCCCCTGGAGCCACCTGTTCCACTGCATCCGCATCCCCTTCACCGACTCCGGCGTCTCCAGCCTGAACGACACAGAGAGCATGCTGGAGAACGTGCAGCGGGCCGTGGGCGCCTACCCCGACCACGTCATCGGGAAGGACACGAACAAGCGTCTCCTGGCCGTCGTCAGCGCTTCTGACTGGGGTGGGGTCACGTTCCCCTTCGGCGTGGAGTACACGCAGGGCGTCGTAGGGACCGAGCAGGACGGTATCTGGGGTGAGGCCAGTATGGAGGCCCACGACCGCACCGTCGAGGCCATCCAGCGCGCTCTAGGAGTTGACGACGACGGCGTGTGGGGTCCTGTCACACAGTCCAAGTGGCAGTGGCTCTACGATCACAGCGACACCGTCTGAGTACGCATAAAGATACCCCGGCCGGGGGAGTCCCCACCCCGGCCGGGGTATCCGCCTGTAAGGAGGACACTAGGCGGCACGTCCTAGTATGCCACCGGGATCAGTGTCGTCGCAACCCCGGCGGCGAAGACGGCCAGACCAGCCAGCAGACCGGCCAGTACCCCGCCCAGGAACAACATCCCCATCGCCTCGATGTTCTCGCACAGCGGTCTCTTACCATGACGCACTCCCATCACTCCTCCTTCCCGTAGGTGTCCCTGTAGATGGCCTTCATAACCCTGATGATACCCGCGTCGTCGACACGGACCGTGTGCAGCCGCCTGACGTGGCTGATGCCGCCACCTTTCTTCAGGACCGCGCTGTAGTCCCTGGACGTGGAGAGCAGCCACTCTCCTGACTCAAAGACCGTGATGTAGTATTTCGCCCCGAACATGACCACTGTTGCCGACGTGGTCCCCTTATAGAAGACCTGTCCATGATGGTATGAGATGAAGTTCTGGAGCAACGGGCTAATGATCGGCAGCAGCATGCTTCCTCCTCAGTTTCTCCTTCAGGAACATGATTGTCCCGATCTCTGTTAACTGGATATCGACCTGTTCAAACGTGCACTGCCAGAGGTCCTCTTTAATTCGCTTGATATCAACGAATCGGTTTCCCGAATTAATGCACGCTGTCCCGTATTCAGGGAAGAAAATATGCCATCTGAAATGGTAAGCAGTCTTCAAAATGGTCTCGGTAACAGGGATCATAAGGACCTCACTAAATCAACCATGGCATCCTCACTATAGATTTCAGGACCGCAATCACTGGCCTCCACAATGTATGAGGATCTACCAATCCTTGTGGCACACAAGCGAATATCACCCTTATCGAAATACGCGTATGGGCCATGTTTTGTCACAGTACCACCATTACCTGCAAGAGCATCAACAACACTCTCAGACGGCCAATTCATAGGTACTCCTCCAAAGCGTCAATCAATTCAGAGGCCTTCATGTAACGCCAGTTAGTGCGACCGAACTTATAAGTAATGTTATTGACTCTCAGGAAATTCACCTCATTGTGACGCGACCTAACATTCACCCAACCCTCCCACGTCACCATGTACTGCCAACCATGCGCAGTAATGAAATTCCTGATGTCATCACACATGGGCTTCATCGCTGTCCTCCTCAGAACAAACCAGCCGGCGCCCTACCAGCCACAACCCAATAATACACAACCACGTTTCACGTACAACCAACATACAGTGTGATCCTAGTCATAGAGTGAGTAGCACACGGCAGGACAATAGTCAACTGTTCATACGGTCGTATTACATGTCCTAACAAACCAAACGGTAACCACTCCCCTAAGTTAAAAAAAAAAGACAAACCAACCAAGAATATTTTAGAAAATTAGTACTTTTGTAGTCAAAAATCACATGGCAGGCCTATATATCCATATTCCTTTTTGTGCAAGTCGGTGCATATACTGCGGAT